AAGAACGTCGATGCGCTTGCCTCGCTCCTCTTCTAGTACATCGAGTGTCTCCAGTAGCGGTTGCACGTGTTCTAGCAGCCAGAGCAATTCACGCTCTTGCTCGTCATACGCTGCATATCTGTTCGTCTTCGTTGTCATAGTGGTTCCTCCGTTGCTAGTCATTGAACGTAGCTAGTTGCTACTCTTCTATGGTGTACGATAGTGCATGATAGTGCAACAAATAAGTGTGTTTTTATTGTGAGTAATACCAGCTACTTGCGAAAGGTGTTGTGTTTTAAGCAACTTAGGGTATAGCGTGCACGTATATGAGGGTACGCAAAAATTGCATAGTAGACGCAAGATGCGGCGGGCGTAACGCAATCAGCAAACGCGAAGCCGGAGTCTTGTACTCGATGCTGCGCGCGAAGACAGGGCTCACCCAGAAGGTCTTCGGCGAGCGGCTCGGATTGAATCAGCCTACTGTGCACACGCGTGAAAACAATCGGTCGGCATACAGCGCGAGCGAGCTGGTGTTCTTAGCGCGCGCACTGCACTACACGCCAACCGAGTTCTGGAAGCTGCTTGAGACGATAGCTAACTACCCGTCACGATAGGCATTGTGTTACTAACATGCTGGTATCATTAGGCATTGTCTACTTTACGAGAAACAGAAAACTAGTAAACTAAGATGCGTAGCGTTCTCAACACGTTAGCCCCTTTCGGTTCGCCAGGAAAAACAAGTAGTTATGTTTTTGCGTTTCGTTTCCTAAATCGTTCCAGCAATTTACCAACCCTGGCACAGTTTTTGCTTTTCGTTTTCAATTCGAAAGCGCCGGGCGGTGGAGTAGACGGCGCACCCCACATTCCACATAAAAATCCCAACCCCACTATAAAACACCGTTATGCCTAAAGACCCAGAAGACATAATTGTTGAGAAGTTATTGCCTGGTAATCGCGATGGCGGTTCAGCGCGTATACGAACGGCTGACGGCAAGACTTTTACGATGCCTGGGGATGCTCGACCTGCTAAACCGCAGGATTTCTCCAAGCCTAGTCCGCAGCGTTCAGAGGAGGTTGCGGGGCAGGTACAGCGACTATCGGCGCTCGGCTTAGGCAAGACGGCGGTAGCAAACTGTGTGCGGGTGAGTGTTGAGCAGTTGAACAGGAATTATTCTGAGGAGTTTGAGTTAGGGAGAAAGTCGATGTCGGAGGTTGTTGCGAGTGCTGCGATGGAGCAGGTTAAGGCTGGCAATTCTCAGATGATCATGTACATGGCTAAAACACGGTTAGGCTGGACTGAGCATAATGTTGTTGAGCATACGGGCACGGTGAATGCGGTAGTGAGTGCCAAGCCTTTAACGCGAGAGGAGTTTGAGCAGCGGTATTTGTCGGACGACGGGGCGGGTCGTGGTGGCTTGTTAGGGTCTGTGAGTATTGGCAGTGGGTCTATAAAGGACCGAGACGATGACTGAGTACGACAATGGGTTTTTGTTATCGGAGTATTTAGGCTCGTTGAAGGGGCTTAGTAGACCTGTTGGTTGGGTTAGTATAGGGGACGTAAAGCCTGAGCCGTATGAGCCTGTGTTGCTTGCTGGACCTGTGTGGAAGCACGCGGTTGGTCACTATGATCCTACGCTTAGTGCCTGGGTAGTGAATGAGAAGCTAGTGGAGTTTGGTGTGTTTCCGCACTGGCAGCCGTTACCCAGACCGCCATTTTATGCCTAAAGGGTCTAGGCGTAGCAAGGACGTTGAGATTTACTACAAGTGCCCTGAGTGTAGCTGGATTGGCTACCTAGTGACTGACCGTTATTGGGTCAGTTGTGGTCAGTGTCGAGTACGTTTTGGCGTGAGTGGCAACGAGGTGCCGAGGGCTGAGTATCGGCAGCGGTATTGTTTGGATGAGGAGACTAGCGATGAGTAAGACACCTGAGCAGATGGCAGAGGAATACGCAGAAGATTGCTACAAAGATTCTGACTATCCTCCTGAAATTTTACGCCATACAAAAAAAGCTACTGCAAGTGTTTTCCTCGCTGGCTACCAAGCCGCAAAGGATGAGGAGGCAACAAAGGACCAGAAGATAGCAGCATTATGGACGGAAAGTATCAAAAATATGCTTCCAAGTGTGCATGAAATTACATTGTTTCCAAGCAAGTTAAAGGAGGACAAATGAAAACACCTGAGCAGTTAGCCGTTGAATGGCTAAAAGAAGAATATGGTGACACATCGAATTGGACCTACATGGGACAAGAAATGTCGTTAGATGCTTTTTATGCTGGCTACCAAGCCGCGAAGCCTCAATGGATCAGCGTTAAGGAGCGGCTGCCGGAAGCTGAACAACGTGTTGTCATCTTTGATCGTGGTCAATTTAGCGTTAGTTATTTAACTGCTTGGGGGCATTGGGCGATTGAACAACAAGATGTGATGAAAGAACCTACTTACTGGATGCCGCTGCCTAAGCCACCGGAAGATGCTAAGGAGTAGTTGCGGCTGGTTGTCTAGTGGTGGGCGTTTTTGCTGTTTCCTGCCCCGGTAGGCGTTTGCTAGTGTCCGAAGATTAACAGCGTCAGGAGCTAGACAGCCGCACCATGAGCAGATCGCAAGTAGCTACAAAGCGAGGATGCTTCTTTTGAATGTTGATTGCCCACCGTTAAAAGTTTGGGTTCACAACCGCCACCTAACGCAGAATGAGGAGGCGACGGGGTACGAAGCTGGTTACTTGTTTGCTGTACAGAGTTACAAGGGAAGGGCGCTACAATTTCATGTTTTGTTGCAGTCTGGCGCGCATTTTCGACACGTTCCTATTCATTGGTTGTTGTGGCAGCCGACTGCCAGTGAAATGTATGATCTGGAGCAGTTACAGCTTTGGGACTGTTACAGCTATAAGCCTGTAGTAACTGTTTTTGATTTCCTGCGTGATTACGAGTGCCGAGCGATACTAAAAACAAAAACCGAAGTGCCTGCCAAATACTTTTGCACTGTGGACTGGCTTCCTGACAGTGATCAGCAGTCTGGCTATGTTTTGCAGCCCGACCAAAACAAATGCGCTCATATTCTGCTTTTGAGCACTGGACAGCTGTGCGCTTTGCCTACGAATCGCATAGCTTTTCAAGACGCTTTTTTTATTGGCAATAGTGGCAATCCCGGCGCTAAGGGATACAAAACTATCGACACAGTTTGGAGCGCAGAAAACAGCGAGCGTTGGTCAGTAGCGGATACGGACGAGGTTTTTTACTGATGGCTAGCAACGAGAAAGTTGTTTGGCAACCGCAACCGGGTCCTCAAGAGATACTGGTAAACTGTCCGATCACGTTGGTTGGCTACGGCGGGGCGCGTGGTGGCGGCAAGACTGACGGGGTGCTTGGCAAGATAGCGGTAGACCAGCAGCGTTACGGGCAGGATTTCAACGCCATCTTTTTCCGCAAAGAGTTGCCGCAAGCAGATGATCTTATTGAGCGAGCAAAGCAGATATATTTGCCGCTTAACGCTCATTGGCAAGACCAGAAGAAGCAGTTCACTTTTCCCAATGGTGGGCGATTAAGGTTTAGACCGCTTGGGGATGATGGCGACGCTGAGAAGTACCAGGGTCAGAATTTGAGCATGGCGTGTGTGGAGGAGGCGGGAAACTTTGCCGACCCGTCGCCGATCTGGAAGCTGTTTGGAGCATTGCGAGGCAACGGCGGCTCTCAAGTTATCCTGACGTTCAATCCTGGTGGCGTAGGGCATCACTGGCTTAAGGAGTTGTTCATTAAGCCGCATCCGATGGGGCGCAAGGTTTTAAGGAAGAAGCTGCCTAACGGAGCTAGGTTTGAGTACATTTACATTCCGAGTCGTGTTGGCGACAACCAGATCCTTTTGGCGAGAGACCCTGGGTATATAGATCGTTTGCACATGGTTGGCAGCCCGGAGCTGGTTCGCGCATGGCTAGAAGGCGATTGGGAGATCCATGAGGGTAGTTTCTTTCCTGAATTCAGCAGTCGTCACATTATTTCGCCTTTTAACATTCCTAAGCATTGGCATAGGTATCTTGGTTACGATTGGGGTTTTCGTAGCCCTTTTGCCGCTGTTTGGGGTGCTGTATGCAGTGGCAGAAATGACGAGGGAAAGGAGGTTCCGTATCCCAAGGGTGCCATTATCGTTTACCGAGAGATGTGGGGAAAGGGAGTTGATAACGTTGAGCAAGCAAACCGAATTGCAGCAGCTTCGGTTGGTGAGAACGTACACGCAGCAGCAGACCCAAGCATCTTCAACAACCAGGGCGGTCCGTCTATCGCTGATCAATTCCACACAGTGTTTGCCAAGTACAAGCATCCTAGCTTTAGACCAGCAGACAATGACAGACGGTCAGGATGGTCACAAATAAGACAGCGATTGGTTGCTAAACCCCCATTGTTGTATATTACGACTGCTTGCCCTTATTTGCTGGAAACTTTGCCAGCATTAGCGATTGACAGGCGGCATCCAGAAGATGCGGATAGCAGCGGCAACGATCATGCCTGTGATGCTTTACGTTATCTGTGCAAGGAGCGTCTTATTGATTCTAAATGGGAAGAGCCAAAACAGGCGTTTAACAACGGTGTTGTGCAGTTACAGGCATACGTAAACAGAATTCGTAAAGAACAGAGCAGACCACGAATATGAAAGCAAAGCCGTTAGTTGAGCGTTTTAGTGGGTCGTACTGGAAGTCAGAGATTACGAGAGCGAAGGATCGCAGCAAGAGGTTTATTGATGCTGCGGAGGAGTCCATTCGTGTTTACAACGCACAAAAGCAGGTGGGGTTGTATGACGATGCTGAGCGAAGACTTAATTGTTGGTGGTATTGTGTCAATACTCTTCTACCTGCTTACTACTCCTCGACGCCGAAAGCGGAAGTCACGCTTAGGAAAAGGACGGGCGGGACGCTTGAAGAAGTAAGTGCGGTTTTGCTTGAGCGAAACTTGCAGTACCAGATGGAGTGCGAGTTTCCGTTCGACACTGTTGGCTACAACGCTGCCTTGCAGTTTTTGCTGACTGGTCGCGCTATTCTGTGGGCTCGTTACGAGGCTGAGTTCGAGGAAGAGACGGTAGAGATTGCGCTGTTTCAGGCAGAGGACGGCAGCTTTGTAGACGACAAGGGACAGCCGTTTGCGGGAGACGTGAGCAAGGCAAAGCCTGGTCCGGGTGGCGTGGTATTGGTTGAGGTTACCACCGAAGTTAAGGATGACGAGTCAGCCATTTTAGACGTTGTGCAGTACAATGATTACTTGTGCTCAGACGCCAGAAACGAGACAGAGGTTGAGTGGCGAGCAAGGCGAGCATACCTGGCGCGTGAGAAAGCCAAGGAGATGTTTGGCACAGAGGTAGCTGATGAGTTGAGCTACGATGCGTATCCTGACAAGGACAAGCGCAGCTACGAGAACAACGAGGACAAGTACGAGGGCAAGGCAGAGCTGTGGGAAATATGGTGCCAAGAGACTGAAGAGGTTTATTGGCTGCACCCTAACAGCGACAAGGGCATTGTGTTTCAGTCAGAAGCGCCGATTGATTTTGAGGGCTTCTTTCCGTGTACTGTCATTGCACAGAGCCAAGACCCGGACAGTGTGCTGCCTGTAAGCGATTACTCGCACGTTAGGGATCAGATCCTGGAGGTTGAGCGGCTTACTACTCGTATTCATGCCGTGACACAGGCTATTCGTACCAACAGCGTGTATGACGCTACACTTGGTAATGAAATTGAGGCGCTAATGTCAGGCGACCTTAAGATGATTCCTGTCATGAATTGGCCTAGCTACAAGAGTCGCGGTGGTTTAGCGGCTGGTGTAGAGACCAAAGATATTGCGCCGTATGTCAATGCGCTTCAGGTTTTACAGGCTGCAAGGCAGACAACGCTTGAGCAGCTTTATGAGACGCTGAAAGTTTCTGATCTGCTTCGCGGCACAAGCGACCAGTACAAGTCAGCAACGGCTAACCGGCTAGAAAACGCATGGTCGAGCCTTGGGCTAATCGTGCGCCAAAACATGTTCACCAAGTTTGTTTCTGACGCGATTGAAAAGCTAGGAAACATTGTCGCATCACAGTTTGATGCGGAGCGCATTTTTGAGGCTGGTGACATAGACCAGTTATTGCTTCCGTTGTTGCCAGAGCCGCAGCCAGAACCAGAGCCGCAGGTTGGTCCAGATGGTCAGCCGCTGCCGATGCCACCGATGCAGCAGCCTGACCCGGCGATGATTCTGGACGGCATGAAGATGCAGTTGATTGCGTTTTTGAAGGACGACGACAGGGTTGCGTACCGCATAAAGATAGCGTCGGACTCAATGGTCGCCATTGATCAGGCGCAGGACCAGGCTGAAGGCTCACAGCTGATGAACACAGCCGGAGAGTTTTTCAACCAGATGCGAGCGCTTATTGAGCAATACCCGCCGTTGCTTGGCTTTTCCATTGAGCTGTTTCAGAACGTAATCAAGAGGTTTAAGGGTGGCAAAGAGCTGGACGGCATCTTTACGAAGGCATTGGGGCAAATTGGTGAGATTGCTAGGGCTAAGGAAGAAGCGGCAAAACAACCGCCACCGCCAGATCCAGTTATGCAAGAAATGCAAGCCAGGATGCAAATCGCACAAGTTGAAGCGCAAGCACGCATGTCAGCAACTCAGATGCAAATGCAGGATGCTCACGAGAAGAATATGCTGGTGGCGCAAGAGTCACAGCTAAAGATGCAGCGTGATCAGCTAGACGCGCAGCTTGCTATAAACAAGCAGCAGTTTGAGCAGTACATAAAGCAAGCCGAGCTTGGCATAGCGCAGCAGGAGGCACAGATTAAGGCTAACGCTGTGCAGGTAGACTTGCTGAAGGTTCAGTCGAGCACTGACGCTGGAAACGCAAAGTTGAGTGTGCAGCAAGAAGCTAACCGCATGGCTGCCATCTTGGACATTCAAAGCCAGCAGCTTGAGCAGACGAGAATACAGTTGTCTGAGACTGAAAAGCTGATGGAGGAAAGGCGGCTTGCTGCGGAACAGGAAATTGAGCGTATGCGGTTGGGGCTTGAGGCTATGAAACCCATGGCGCAACAGCCACAGCAACAGCCACAGCAGCCTGTAATTGTGGCAAACGTGGTGCCACCGCGCTCTTAAAGGTTCTGTTGCAGTGCTGGTGGGTTATGTTACAAGCAAGCCTAGTTGAGCCTGAGTAGCACCTATTAAGTATGACAAAATACAAACTGTTCCAGTGGTGTCCAGTTGAAAAGAAGGTTGTTCCGATTGAACAGGTTCAAAAACGAGTCCAGTCAAACGCCAGGGACTTGTTTATACAGGACGAGATGGCTCCGACCAGAAACCCTCTTGATACCAAGCAAGTTTACACAAGCAAAGCAAAGCTGAGAGCTGCGTATAAAGCAGCGGGAGCCGTTGAAGTCGGCGATGCTTACGACAGGGGCTATGATCCCCAAAAAGAGCGCAGCAGCAAGACAGATCAGATCGTAAAGAATGTAATGCAACAAATTAGGGAGCGCATGAATGGATAGCCAGGAGCCGGTTGTCGAAGCAGCAGAAACAGAAGTTGTAACAGAGCGTGAGCAGGATACGCGAAGCATTAGGGATGTGCTTTCTCAGCACCTAGACAAAGGTGCAAATGATGCGACGGCTGCGCCTGTTGAGCCGTCTGAAAGTCCTGTTGAAGCGTCTAGCCAAGTTGCTCCGGTAGTTGAGCGTGTGCCATTGGTGCCACCTGCTGACATGAATAGGCAGGAAAAGGACGCATTTCTAAACCCCACGCCTGACAACGCTCACGTGTTGCAGCAGTACATGAATCGTAGGGCGTATGAGACGCGCAGCGATTACCAGCGCAAGATGCAGGAGGTTGAGCAGCTAAAGCAGCAAACTTCTGGCGTGTACGATGTGCTAAAGCAGTACGAGAATGATTACGCCAAGCATGGCATTAGTGTGGCTGACATAGCCAAGCGGTCGATTGCTTGGGACAAGGCAATGCAAGCTAATCCGGTTCAAACAGCGTTAGAGTGGCTTGATTCTTATGGAGTCAACCTGCAAGAGCTTTACAACGGATACTCACAGCAGCCACAGCAGCCTGCAAACTATTTGACTCGTGAAGAGGCAGAGCAAATTGCAGAACAAAAATTTCAGTCAATTCAGCAGCAAGAGAAACAAAACGCAGTTGCCTATTACAATGAGCGGCTTGTAGAATCATTTATGAAAAACAAGCCCCTGTTTCGGGATGCTGAAACAGCTTCGCAGTTAGAAGCTGAAATGGCACCGATAGTACAAGGCTTGTCGGCGACTGGTAGGTATAGCTCTCCCGAAGAGATCCTAGAAACTGCCTACAATTACGTTGTCGCCGGAAATCCGACTTTCTCCAGCCTCAATTCTGCGATGGCTGCAAAGTCGGTTGTAGAACAAAAACAGGCTGTCGTTGCTCAGGCAAAAACAGCTTCTCGCTCTATATCTGGCTCCGCTGGTTCGGGGACTCCCAAGATAAAAGCAAAAGATTTACGGGACAACCTGCGGCGTCGCTTCGTCGGCGAGTAAGTTTGTGGTTGTCCCAATAACCTTTAGGACAACCAAAAATGGCAAACTTAGAAGAGGCAATCGTAGCAACTTTGTTCGATCAGAGCGAAGATATTGCTGACGAGATCATGCACCACAATCCGCTGCTCATGGCGCTAGACGACCAGGGGCTTATCCGCAGGTTTTCGGGGGGATACGAACTCCGCAAGCCAGTAATGTACAATGATTCAGCAGTAGGCGGCTTTTACAGCGGCTTTAGCTCGTTTAACCTTGACGCAATCGACGACATGACTGCGTTTCGGTTTGCGATCAAGCAGTGCTATGAGCCGGTAGCGATTGACGGGCGTAGCCGTCGTGCTAACCGCGATCAGGCACAGCTTCTTGATCTTGCTGAAACCAAGATGCAGGCAGCTATTGCGCGCCTCAAGAACACGGTATCTACCTCGCTTCGCGGCGACGGAACAGGTTCGGGTGGTCTTGAGTTTGACGGCATTAAGAAGGCTGTAAGCACTTCACCTTCGTCTGGCACTTATGGACAGATTGATCGTTCGACTAATACGTTCGCTCGCAACTTGGCTGTAAACGTCACGTTGTCGGCTTCAAACGTACAGGAGACGATCACCGATACGCTTTCCCAGGTTACTCGCGGCAGTGAAATGCCTGACCTTGGAATGATGGATCGCACTGCCTGGAAGTTTCTGCACAGCTCCCTTACTGCAATTCAGCGTATTGCCCTTCCAACAAAGAAGGCGGTCGCTGGCTTCCGTGTAATGGAGTATGACGGTTGCAGCTTCGTATTTGACGGCGGCTATGGCTCAAGTGTTCTTGAGACCAACTCATGCCGACTTCTAAACACGAAGTACTGGTCGTTTGACATGGTTCGAGGGGCAGACTTTAAGCCGCTCGCACCAGAGATGAACCGTCCAGTAGATCAGGATGCTTTCTTCACAGTAATTCTTGTTGAAGGCAACCTGTGCTGTGCTGCACCTGCACTTCAGGCTGTTATTTACGCTTAGGTAGGAGGGACAGAACATGTCACGTTCAGGATCATTCGGAGTAAATTACAAGAAGGTTTGGGATGGGGTTACTATTCCCCTACCAGCACAGGTTGGCGATCTCGGAAGCTGTCCAGAAGGGGAGTTTCTTTTCGTACAAGCTGGCGCTGCTGTTGCTCAGTATGCCTTCGTTAAGCTGTCTGATGATGGTCAGGCAGTAGAGCTTACGACAACCAATGCTGGTTCTAACAACCTGCAAGTTGGCGTTGCTCAGGTTGCTGCTGCTGACAATGACTACCTTTGGGTATGGGTTGGCGGCGTATTTGGCGGTGGAGTTGGAACAGGCATTAAGGGCAAGTGTGCGGCTTCGTACGCTGCTGATGCTAATCTTAACACTACTGCTACAGCAGGTGTGGCTGATGATGCTTCTACAACCAGAATTGTAAACGTTGTAGGGCTCACAACCCTTACGGGCGCTGGTACGGTAGAGCTGAAGTCAACGGGTCACTTGCATGTAAATTAAGCAACACGGGGGTGCCAGTACGGACCCCCACTTTTTTGTGTAGGTATGTCACTCACACAAGAACTAATGGGTTTAGGCTTGGCTGCTGAAGTTGCAGTCGAGTTGTCTCAGGAAATTCAGGGAACAATAGCAGGCAAGCCGATTGTTGAAGATAGTGTTGCCAATGGCGACTCTTTGCAATTTTCGGCAAGCCTAAATGGTTGGATAACTACTAACGTAACTGACGGAGGAAATTTCTAATGGCTAATACAATTCGCATTAAGCGGCGCTTAACGGGATCGGCTGGCGCACCTGCAAGTCTGGTAAACGCAGAATTGGCATTTAACGAAGTAGACGGAAAGCTCTACTACGGACAGGGTGGCAATTCGACAGCAGCAAGCACCATTATTGCTATCGGCGGTTCGGGTGCCTTTGTTGATCTTACGAGCAATCAGACCGTTGATGGCGACAAGTCTTTTGTTGCTACCGTAAACATTAACTCGCTTCAGTTGAACGGCTCGGCTGTTACGGCTAACGCTGCTGAACTCAACAGGCTTGACGATGTTACTCCTGGCACCGCTTCTGCAAGCAAGGCGCTTGTAGTTGATGCTAACAAGGACCTAAATCTTTCTGGTGGCGATCTTACTGTTCAGGATCTCGTTGTAAACGGCGATCTGACCGTAAATGGCACAGAAACCATCCTCAATACTCAGACACTTGAGGTTGAGGACAAGAACATTGAGATGGGTGTAGTTGCTACGCCTAGCGATGCTTCTGCTGACGGCGGCGGTATTATCCTCAAGGGCACTACTGACAAGACGATTGTTTGGTACGATGCTTCTGATGCGTGGACCAGCTCGGAACACCTCAATCTTGCTTCCGGCAAGAAGTTCCAGATTGCTGGCGCTGATGTTCTTACTGGCAGCGCACTTGGTTCTGGCGTTACGTCATCTTCGCTCACAAGCGTTGGCACGATTAGCTCAGGAACATGGCAGGGGACTGCTGTAGGAATTGCGTATGGCGGAACAGGGCAGACGACTGCACAGGCTGCGATCAATGCGCTAACTCAGACAAGCGGCGCAAGCAACGGGCAAGTGCTCACTCGCAACAGCAGCGGAAATGCTGTGTGGGAAACTCTTGCAGACAGCGGGATCTCGTCCCTCAACGGTCTTACTGTTGATACGCAGACTTTTGCGATTGGCACCGATGCTACGAACGAGGTTCCGTACTGGTCCTCAAGCTCAGGTGTACATACGCTTAACATCCCGTATGCAACCAATGCAGTGCGCGGTCTTGTTAGCAACCAAAACCAGGTGTTTGGCGGTCGCAAGGCGATGCTCGACGGCGCAACCGTTGGCGAAGCGTCTGGAATTGGCGGCGTGTTTGACGTGTTCAACGCTGGCAACACACCAGCGGTTTTGATCAAGAAGGCAAACGGCGCAACAGGCGAGGCGATCAAGTTTGTTGATCACACTGGCGCTTCAGTGTTTGTGCTCAATGCTTCGGGCGCAATTACTACTGGTAGCTGGTCTGGATCGACTATCGCTGTAGCAAACGGAGGTACTGGAGCTACAACGGTGCTTGGCGCACAACAGGCTTTGGACGTTGAGCCAGGTGTTGACGTTCAGGCATACAGCGCAAAGCTGCAAAGCATTGTCGATCTGTCTGGATCGTTCTCTTCCGGAGTGGTTCAGCTCGTCGGATACTCGGCTGCAAACGTAGCAGAGTTTGTTTCGACCACGACCTTCTCGCGATCATTGCTTGATGATGCTTCGTCAAGCGATGCGCGTACCACGATGGGTCTTGCAATCGGAAGCGACGTTCAGGCGTACTCGGCAAACCTTGGCGCGTTGGCTGGACTCACCAGTGCAGCAGACAAGCTCCCGTACTTTACTGGTTCGGGATCTGCCGCAGTTGCTGACTTCAGCAGCTTCGGACGTTCGCTAGTTGACGATGCTGATGCGTCGGCAGCTCGCACAACGCTGGGTCTTGGCACGATTGCGACACAAGCTGCTAACAATGTTAGCATTACTGGTGGTTCAATCGACAACGTGGTTTTTGACGGCGGCTCGTTCTAATTAAAAGCGGGGAGAGGCTCGTATAGCTCTCCCCGCATGTTTCTTACTATGGCAAACACCATAAAAATTCGCCGTAGCACTAGCGCAAGCAGCGTTCCTACAACAACGCAGCTTAGTGAGGGAGAGCTAGCCGTAAATGTTTATGACGGCAAGCTATTCTTCAAAAAAGTGCAAAGCGGCACTGAAAGCATTGTTACGCTGCAAGAAGGTGGTTCTAGCGGCATTTCAAGCCTAAATTCGCAGACGGGTTCAACACAAACTTTTGCCATTGGCAGCGGCAACAGTGGCGGTCAGCCGTATTGGGCGTCAGCCTCCAACATTCATACGCTTCACCTTCCGAGCGCAACTAACGCTATTCGCGGCTTAGTCAGCAATGGCACTCAAATTTTTGGCGGTAGAAAGGATCTTCTAGACGGTTGCACTGTTGGGGACAGTGGCGTGTCCGGCGGAAGGTTAAGTGTCTACCACGGTGCTGCTACTATTGGACTTTACGTTAAACAAACGTCAGCCAGTCCTACGGCAAATTATTTTTCGTTTGTAAATTCTTCAAATTCTGCCGTTTGTGCGCTTAACTCAAACGGATGTTTGTTAGTCAATCGAACTTCAGCACCAGTATTCACAAGCGAGAAAATTGCGGTTGGTGCAAGCACTGGTCAAAACTACATAACGGTCAGCGGTGGAACAACGAGCAACGGTGACGGTTCTGCCCTTGTTGCGCGTGTTGCCGACACAACGATTGTAGCGATTGGCAATTATAGCGCCGCATACAGTGGTGGCGCTTACAGTGCTGTGCCTACCCTATATTTTAATGCGACTCCCAAGGTTGTAGGCATTGGCACTGGCGCTGGCACCAACGCCATGAAATACGACACTACAAACAATCAGTGGACGTATGACACTTCTTCGCTACGTTACAAAGACAATGTACGCAATTCTACCTACGGACTGTCAGCCGTTCTTGCTATGCAGTCACGGCAATTTTCCTACAAGGACAGTGGGCGCGAGGATGTTGGGTTCATTGCGGAAGAAATGGCAAGCGTTGTGCCGGAGGTTGTCAGCAAAACTAGCGACGGGTTGCCTGACGGCGTTAGCTACGACAGGTTAGTTTCTGTTCTTTGCAAAGCAATTCAGGAACTGTCAGCGCAAGTGTCCTCTCTACAAAGTCGGGTAGACGTTTTAGAGGGCACATGAACATCCTAGTACAAAGCAGTGTTTCATGTAACCATTGGCTAAACCTGTCTACATGGGAGACAAACAATGGCACAAATTGATTGGAATACTTTAATGAATGGGGGCGAGAATCGTAAGAAACGGTTCCACGGTGCAAACGTAAAATTTTTTAATGCGTACCAGGAAAACAGAGAAAAGACTCTTGTTGCAGGGCGTCCTGTTTTTGACGAGATTCCAAGCATTTCAATTCAATATCCAGGCGGTGACGAGACCGTAAGACGCATCGAGCCGCAGGACATTCGGGAGTATTCAGAGCTGTATGCCGCCTTTCAGTCAGGCAACGTGCCTATCGAAAGCGGCACACCACTACAGGAATGGACCCCTTTGAATGGCAGTGCGCTGCGCGAGTTGCAGCACATGGGCTTCAAGACAGTTGAGCAGTTGGCTGAAACTTCAGACGACGTAAAGCGGCGTCTTGGCACCCTTTCAAAATTCGTAAAAATTGCAAACGATTGGATCGAAGCTGCTAACTCAACACAGTTTCAGGTGACTGCATTGAAGCAGCAGCTTGAGCGTGAGCAACGCAGAACAGAGAAGTTGGAAGGACAGGTCGAGCTGCTAATGCAGCGCATTGAAGCAAACGAGGGCACAGACATGCGTCCTCAGAGAAAGGAGGTGATCCGTTCTACTGCGCCAATGGAGGAAGAGTTTGTTGATTATGGAGAAGCTCTGCCTGAAACAGAGCCAGTCAAGCGAAGGGGGCGACCCAAAAAAGTATGAGTCTTTCCACCGTTGTTAGTAACGTCGCAAACGAAGCTGGCTATACAGTCGAGTCGAACATTATTGCTTCGACTGAGACGACAACTAAACAGCTTCGCACGTTAGCAAATCGCATAAACCAGGAAATGTCAGATGCGTATCCCTGGACTTCCATGTATGCGAGCGGTGCAATCACCTTGGTGGCGGGTCAGTCTCAATACGAGCTACCCGCCGCCTTTTCTTACTACCTGTACGAAACGTTTTGGAACAGCTCGACCCGTTGGCGCGTCATTGGTCCGATGACGCCGCAGGAGTATGCAGAGACGCAAGGCTATGGGCTCAACACTTCGATTTACACGCGCTTCCAGCTTCGCGGGATAAGCAACAACCAGTTGCTTATTTACCCAACTCCCACCGCTGGAACAGCAGGACAAACAATCATTTTTGAGTACATAGCTGATCGCAGTGTGCGTCCTGCAACTTGGGCTGCTGGCACAGCGTATGAACCAGGGGCTTATACTTTCTACAACGGAAATTATTACACAACGAGCGCAGGTGGCACGAGCGGAGCGACTGCACCGACGCACACAAGTGGTTCTGTTAGTGATGGCGGTGTTACTTGGGCTTACTATTCGGGAGCGTACAAAGAGTTTTTGGCTAATACGGATGTAAGCATTTTCAACGAACGCACTTTAGAGCTTGGGGTGCTAGAAAGGTTTGCAGAAATACATGGGCTGGACACGATTCAGCCACGTTTTGAAACGCAGCTTAATGAGGACTTTTCGCGGCAAAACCCTGGCAAACTTATTTACGCTGGTGGTTATGGAAGGGGAAACATGTTTGCGCGAAACAACGTAGTCGTTTTTGGAAGCTGGATCTGACATGGCAAACATTCCACCGCCGCAGAGCGGCATGAAACCGATGGATTATTACCTGTTCCTGTATAGGTCAGGCGTTAGTCCTTACGAAGCATACCAGGCTACTAGCTCGGCGTATGGACCGCCGAAAAGCAAAGAGCAGTTAGCACAAGAGGCACAGAGCAATGCTGCCATGTCGAATCTCGCTGCCGTAGGCGGTCAGACGGCTGGTGTTATTGGTGGCGCGTATCTTGGCAGTCAAGCAGCGGGATTGTTTAGCACTGCTCCCGCTGTCGCTGGTGGTACCGCTGTCGGTGGTACCGCTGTCGCTGGTGGTACTGCTGCTGGTGGTACTGCTGTTGCTGGCGGTACTGCTGCTGGCGGTACTGTTGCCGGTGGTACTGCTGGTGCTGGCGGCGCTACAACACTTGGAGCAATCGGTAGTTATGCCCTTCCGGTTGCTGCTGTAGTTGGCACGTTAAGCACTGCTTGGGAAACTGGCATGAAGGACATACTTCGTGGTCGAGGGGATCGCGCTGATTGGATCAATCAGGGGGCAAACTTGGCTACAGCTTTTGTCCCTAATGCGCTACTGAAACTAATGGGCAAACGGTCCATTGGCAAAATGATGACCTCCGGCAAATCAGACGCGCAACTAATTCGCGATGACTTTCGAGGAACACTACGCGAAACGGGCGTAGCAGATGACAATTATGAGGTCACACTTGCCGACGGATCTAAGTTTAACATCGGATTGGATGGCAAAACTCGTTATAAAAATGTTGACAGCAAGACAACTCGTCAAGCCTGGGACATTGATTTTTCAAATCCCTTAGCAGTGTTTGCAACCGAACAGCTAGATCCAATGATTCAGCGCATCTATGAGGGAGTAGATCGCAGCAAAATTCCTACTGAACAGTTTACGGGAATGCTAGTCAACGCTGTGGCCAGCAACGCTAAAAGTAACGAGGATGTTTTGGCAAACATTCGTACCGTACTTGGGCAGTCGAGCTTTGCAAGAGAAGCGGGTTTTGATCCGACTCCGGTGCCGGGACCGACGCAGCCAATCGTTAGACCAGAAGCGGGAAAAGTTTTGCGGGTATCGCCCGGCATGTACATGAACGATCAGGGCAAGGTTAGTCCGGCGCTGACAATGCGAGAAGCCCTAGAACTGAATTACGGTAAGGAGAAATAGTATGGCAATGGATAACCGATCACGAAGGATGGAAAACCAAGCTAGTCGGCTTGCCTCTGCGTTGAATAGGATGCCGGGGACGCCGGGGCGCAGACCTCCAAACATGGAGCGGATGCCGCGCATGATTGTGGATGATATGAAGGCACAGCCAATGCCGGGTGACGGCACAGCGCGTATTCAGCCTTACCCTGATCCTCAAAACCCAGCAATAGGAAGGGATATTCGCAATCTGCAACGCGACATGCAGCAGATGCCACGCGAGCGTTTAAGCCCTGGGGTTTATCGTGGCGCTGACGGTTCGCTGGTCAGCCAGCAGGGACAAATGCTGCCTAACCAACCACGGCGCGATCAGCAGCAGCCGCTAGTGCAAAACTTGCAGCCTTTGCCTTTTGCGCGTGATCAGTTTCCGCAAAACGAAGGGATGCAGTATTACCAGCCGCCGCCTCAAGACGTTTACATTGGTCGTGGCATGAACATGCCAATACCGCAGCGTCGTGTCCCTGTGCCGCTTGGCATGGAAAACTATTACGGCAATATGTTGGGGTACGGGGAGAACATGACGCCGCAACAGATACAGCAGTTAGAACAAAACTTACAAAATACTCGACAAGGTATGCAGCAGGGTAGGCAGCAGTTTCCTTGGAGTTACCCTCTAAAATAAATTTCGATGCCGTACCAAGGTGTAACAATGCCTCCACCGTCTTTAGGGCTTGATCTAGTCAGCCCTATTGATGGCATGGAACCAGCAGCAGCACTTGAGTTAGTGAATATCTTTCCAGGCGCAGGGGCTCCCACCGTTCGCCTTGGTTATGAGAATTTCGCTGACTTGGGTACGGCATCACCTATTTTATTTATGCACGAGTATCCGTTGAAAAACGGAACCGCGCAGTTGATAGCAGCACAAAACACAGCTTTGTTTTCCGTTAGCGATACAGGAACGGTCACAAACATAAGCAAAGTTGGCGGGTACCTGTCTGGCTATTGGAACAAGGAGATGTTTGCAGGGAACATTTACTTTGCAAACAATGGGGGCGATGCGCCGCAAGTTTACCAAGGCACAGGGTTAGCAGCTAACATAAGTGTTGGCGGCAGTGGCTATGCCTTGACTGACTTAATAAACATAGCGTCATACCGCCAGCGTTTATACCTCGTTGAGCGCAACACCGCTAAAATGTGGTATCACGCGACTGAGGGCGCTACCCTAATCTCCGGTGGTGCTGTCCTTACAAGTTATGACTTTCAATACATATTCCGTCGTGGCGGCTATCTTCTTTTTACTGGTAGCTTTACGAATCAAAAGAATGTGACAAGCCAAGACTTGTTTATGGCTGTGTCGTCGGAAGGCGAGGTAGTTTTCTACACAGGAGCTTCGCCTGATGATACAGCTTGGGAATTAGTAGCACATTTCATTATTGGCAAGCCGCTCGGTCCTCGCGCATACGTTCGCGTAAACCAAGACGTATTGATTATTACGCAGCAGGGAATAGTGCCTGTTTCTGTGTTGTTTAGCCAAAGCCCACAGGAGGCTTCCGACACAATTAGTCGTCCGATCAATCCACTGATAAGCCAGTACGCAACACAAGTTTCCCTTAGTGAGCGATGGAACGGCTTCTTCTGGGCTGCTGGTCGTCGCGTTTACATAATGTTGCCCGACAGCGGCACCACTGCAACACTCCTAGTTTGGTCATTGGACACAAAAGCATGGACGCAGTTTGCATTGTTTGTTGGTGCTCACTGTTGCTCTAGCTGCAAATTTCTAGACCTGCCGTTTTATGGCTCTGCAACAGGCATTATTTACCAAGGGGAAAGCGGCTATTCGGATGCTAGTGTCAATGGAGCAGGAGAGTCGATAGAGTTTTCTGCGCGCATGGCGTTTTCATTTTATGGCAGCAGAGGGAACTACAAAGCGTTTAAGGACATTCGACCGCTAATGCGTGGAAAGCGAGGTTTGACGCTTAACCTTGGCTTGGACACAGACTTTAAGCGAGCAACTACAGTAACAACAGTTACGACTGCTGCTGGACCATTTACGCCATGGGGATCGCCTTGGGGCAGCCCTTGGTCTACTGACGTTGAATACGTGTTTGACCGTTTTGCGGTTAAGGGGCAAGGACACTGCGCCGCAATTCGGTTTGGTGGCAGCATTAAAAATACTCCGTTACAACTTTTTGGGTTCGAAATACGATACGATTTAGGTGGGCAGGTCTAGTATGGCAACACGAGGCGCTTTAGCAAAAGATCCACAACAGTATACTAGAGTATCGCCGGGAATTTACCGCGACTCTTCAGGCAAATTGGTGCAGCGTTTGCCTGGTCAGCAAGGTGGCAACCAGCGCAAGAATCGTCGCCGGGACAAGACCCCAGGCATACCGGGTGCTGCTGCTGGCAGCGATGAGGCAAAGTTTCGCAACTTGCCAAGTGAAAAGCAGGTAAATGAGCTTCGTTCAGACGTTGGAGCTTTTGCTAATCAGATGTTTGCCAATGCAATGGGGTTTAATCCTAACCAGCCGTTTGTAGGTTACGAGCAGCCTTTTAGCCAGGAAATGCAACGCGCTCGTGAGTCAGTCATGGGCGAGTTTGAGCGCACGATGGCACCGGAATTTGAGCGCCAAGACATGCAGTTTCAGCAGCGCATGATGGAACAGGGCATTGACCCAAATAGCGGAAGTTACCAAGCGCAGTTTCGTGCACTCAAAGAGGCTCAAGGTGGCGCTCGACAAGCTGCGATGAGTAATGCGTTCCAGCTTGGCTCAGGGTATCAGCAGCAGGGTTTTGAGCAAGGTCGCGCAGCAGCGATGCTTCCGTTCCAGCAGTACACTGCAACAGAAAACTTATGGGCGCTTCCATATCGTACTGAAGCAGAGGCAAGGCAAGCAGAGCTTAACCGTCAAGCACAGATTACCGCAGCACGTATGGGCGGTGGATCAAATGTTACAGCGGCGCAAATTCAAGCACAGGCAGCGCGTGACGTTGCAGCTATGGAACTAGCGCAGGGCTATAACCAGCCAAGGCAACCTAGCCCTTGGAACGCTGCTATCGGCGGTCTTGCTCAAGGTGTCGGCGCTGGCTTGACTAATTATTACACGAGATAATTATGGCTGACAGTTTAGCAGAAGCACTTCTTGCGTTGCCAATTAGACCCATTGAAACTCCATACGGGGCTGCGGCAAAAGTCATTTCTACAAACATCCCAAACATGATTGACCCGTATGGCAATCCTTGGGGCAACCTGGCTATTGGTTTGGGTTCTGTTTTGTCAACAGCACTTCTCGGCTACCAGGCTAGGCAACAGGCGCTTGAAGAAAATGCCACGCTAGGACCGTTGATAACTGCTGGCTTGAAAGCACAAACAGCAGACGAACTTGATGCGCTAATTGCACAGCCAGGAAATGAGCGACTTGGACAAGTTGGCACACAACTAAAACTGCGATTGCTTGAAAACCAGTTATTTGAAAAGCAAAACGAAGAGAAACTAAAGCAACAGCTTTTGCTAGAGCGTGTGCGATCTGGCTACACCCCGCCAGGCTATGAGGGCATGTTAGGCGCAAGCGAAACTCCTGAAGATCGGCTAAAACAGCAAATACAGGGTGAATTATTGAGAGAGGTTGTGCGCCAGGGCAGAACACCTCCGGGCTATGAAGATGTTCTGGGAACGGCTCCATCCTACTTCGCTGGACCTCCAGACGCTGAACGCAAAGCAAGCATGTTTCCTGGCATTGAAAAAACCTATAACGAGCGCCGGAACGAGTACATTCAGCAAGGCATTTCAATGGGTCTTACGCCAAATAAGGCTTCGGAAGAAGCTGATAAGCGTTTGACTCAGGAGAGAGCGGCTAACGCTTCTGCGTTTAAGAAAATTGAGCAATCAAGAGAAACTTCTTCAACGTACGAAAGGCTATCTGCTACGGCTGCGGAAGCTATGACAGGAGCCGGGGAAACGGGTGGGCTTCTTCCTGGCGCTAGAGTAGCAGGTGCATATCTTGCTTCAGCGTTTGGCAGCAAGACACAAGCCGAAAAAATGGCAGCAACGAAAATGCTAGACAGTATTCGTCCCGACATTGTGAAGGCTGGACGATCTCCGGGCAGCGTCAGTGAATACGAAAACAAAATGCTTATTGGTGCAGGACCATCGAGCAGCAACACGCCGGAAGAAAACGCACGACTAATAAAAGGAATGGCATTACGCGCTGAATTAGAGCGTGATTATGCCGACTTCCTTGAGCAGTATGTGCAAGACAAGGGTGATGCAGTTGGCGCTGACAAGTTATGGAACGCATACAAACAAGCGGAAGTTTTTGTTGGCGGAACCTACAATCCTGAGCGAACTAACTGGCAGGATTATTTTGCTGGCACCAGACAATCGCGAACAAGCACAGAAAATGTGCCTAAAGCAGTAGAGACACCATCTCCATACACTCGTGAAGAATTGTTGGCTGAATTAGCTCGTAGAAAACAAAGCGCAAACAAGTAAGTTATGGCTGATCTTTCCGCACTTACCGATGAACAACTTTATGCAGCTTTAGCTGCTACGCCTGAACCTGCGCCAACAGCAGCATCGAATTTTTTGGCAACTACTTCACCGAGTGCGACAACACCAGACAATTCCACTAGCAGTTCTTTGTTAGATTATTTATCCGGGTTTACCACAAGCACCGGCTCTCCGTCTTTTGCTGGTGCTAAAATTGGTTACGTGCCAACAGAAGTAACCATGCAAGAACTTAAACCAGTCGTTTCGGAGGCGGCTGGTCTTGGTGGAAGTCTTATCGGCGCAGAAATTGGCGCAGGGTATGGAACTTCTGTTGCGCCTTTTCTTGGTCCTTTTGCCCCTGCTGGTCCGTTTATTGGTGCAGGTTTAGGTGGTGCTTTAGGATATTTAGTGCCGAAAGCTGGCACAGAAATCGCAATAGACGCCGTTACGGGACAGCCGGTTGAAGTTGGTGCTGCATTAAGTGAAGCATTGCCGACTGCCGCTTTGACGGGAGGATTGGAAACTGGCACTCGTGTAGGAATGGCAGCATTGCCACCGTCATTACGCACGATTGGCAAAGGACTGGAACTTCTGAGGGCTTTAGGTGGCAACAAACAGGCACTAGAAAGATTAGCAACGCAAGAGATTGCACGAGCAGCAGGACCAAGCGGGGTCGCTGCAATAGAAACTGCACAAATGATGCCAGAGCTTTTGACTGGCACTGGTGCCTCAAGACTTACTGCTGCCGAGATAGCGCAAACACCCAACTTGGCGGCGCTACAGCAAAAACAGCGGTTGCTTGAAGCGGGTAGAACATACCTAGAGCCAACTTTGCAGACTCGTGAATCAGAATTGTTGACTGCACTGAATAAGTTTGGACTTGCGCCTCAACAGGGCGAAATGGCGCTCGTTATGCAACAGGCAGCGCAAAAACAAGCGGCAGAAAAGAGTGCAAAAGAAGCGGATCTATTGGGGCAGATCGTGCCCGGTGAAGTGCGTAACGTAACAAAGATGGAACGTGGCACCGAATTTAGAACACAAATGCAAGCCTTGGAGGATGCCAGCAATAAAAAGGTTAGGGAGGCTTGGGAATTGGTTCCAAAAAAGACACAAATTGACGCATCTGTACAGCTTCAGGAAGCGGTAAAATTATACAATTCGTTCGGCACTCTTTCTAAACAAGCTCTAGGTGCAGAAGCAACACGAGTTGTTAAGCAAATGCAAACTCTAATAGAGAACAAAGTTAAGAAAACAGGCGCAACAAAACCAATTAGCGTTACAGACTGGCTGGATCTTCGCTCTGCTGCGGGTCGTGCTATGACGGATGCGGATGGCATGAATGAGCCAACAGTTCGTTTAATGAGTTTTGTCCGTGAACAGTTAGACAATGTAGGCGAAACAACGGCTGCTTCCTTAAAAGAATTTAAGGCGCTTTCAAAGTATCGTGAAGGAATTAGTGAGACGCGACGGCATAAAGAAATGTTTGCCAGAGGCGTTCTTGGGGACGTTTTAGCAACACGCAGATTCCAGCCAAAACTGAAAGAGAGCCAACTTGTAGACAAAATCTTGCAGTCGCCTGAAAACATAGTGGAGCTTACTGGCAAAATTGGCGCGGATAGCGCGGAGATGATTGGGCTTCGCGGCGAAATGGTGAATCGATTAGAGGCTGCTGCTAACCCAACAGAGTTTTTAACTAAGCATCAAGACACATTCATAAAGTTATTTGACCAAGACTTTGGCAAACTTGCTCAATACGCTAATAGTCGTGCTCAGGGCGCACCGCTAGGCGAGTTTCTAAATATTACTGACACAATGATCCCATCACGGATCTTTAACGACGCAGAACAAACCAAGCGTTTTGTAACTTCATTTAAGAACACTCCCGCTGTAGATTTTGCGAAAGCACGATTTATAAACGAGCGAATTGTAAAAGGTGATGCTGTTGGCAACCTTGCAAAGAACGAACAAATTGCTCGCAACTTGTTTGGCGAACAATACGGAGAGTTGGAAAGTGTTGTACGAGATTTACAGCTTTTTCGCACACCGCAACAGCTAGAAAACTTAGCAAGTCGCGGTCAGAGCATTACAGCACAGCGACTTACAACTTTAGGGCAGCTTACAGAGTTTAGGAACATTGCAAAGGCAGCACAAAGCAACGGAACGTCAGTCGGGGCAATTATTGGAGCTGTTACAGGAGGCTCTGAAGGTGGCGTAAGTGGTGCTTTGCTTGGCTATTGGATGCGTCATGTTGCTGGCATGAGTTTGGAACAATATGAAACCTTGATGGCAAAAATGCTGGCAGATCCCAGTATGATAAAGTTTGCGTCAGAGCAGCCAAACAAGCAGAACATAGAAAAATTCCTAGGTAATGCAGTACGATCTGGCTATTTTGCGGCACGACTAGACGATGCTGATGCTTCAAACAATTTGCAGCCTCAAAGCACAACGCCAGTAGGCAAGTCGCTATCGCAAGCGTTGCCAGTAAACACTTCGCGGTTAGAATCAATGAGCGATGCTGAAATAGAAGCGTTGCTAAACCCAACGTCAACAACCGCAACAAAAAATGACGTGCAAGCATTGGTCACAGGTCGCAGCAAACTTGTGCAAGCAGTAGTTGCTCAAGAGAGCGGAGGCAACGCAAAAGCTAAAAGCCCTGCTGGTGCCGTAGGCTTGATGCAACTTATGCCAGCAACAGCCAAAGCATACGGTGTTACAGACCGTACAGATCCACAACAGAGCTTGGATGCTGGTGAGAAATATCTTAGGGATCTTTACAAACAGTTTGACGATGTAGAGCTGACGCTAGCTGCTTATAATTGGGGACCGGGCAACGTGCGTAAGGCTCTTAAAAAGATTAAGGCAAAGGGTCAAGCAGAAACGTGGGACAACGTGTTGCGCTTTGCAAGCGTTCCGAATGAGACAAGCAACTATGTTGCTAAGGTGTTGAACAACTATCAAAAATTAGAGGGCTAACATGGGCTGGTCAGGTGGAACGTACAGAAAGGGAAACTACGCCTCAAACGGTTGGACGGGCGATGCTTCTCTCGGCATAGGCATCCAGGCGGGGCTCCATGACGATCAAGACGATGACTTTGAAACAGGCATTAACACGTGCTTAACCAAGGATGGCACTAACACTGCCACTGCTAACCTTCCAATGGGAGGTTTCAAGCACCTAAACATTGCTAACGCTACAGCTCGCAATAACTATGCTGCGGCTGGTCAGGTACAGGACAGTGCGTTTATCTGGTGCGGCACTTCTGCTGGCACTGCAAACGCGCAGACGCTTACTCCTACTCCTGCGATTACTGCCTACGCTGCTGGTCAGGTGTTTCGTTTTATTGCGGGGTTTACGCCGACTAGCACATTGACGATTGCGGTTAGCGGTTTGGCTGCGAAAAGTGTTTTGGCTGAACAGGTTGGCACAGCTCTTGGCAATATAGCTGTTTATGCCGGAATGATCTGTGACGTTATCTATGACGGCACTTCTTTTGTTTTGCGTAACGGCTTTGGCTCAAACATTCAGTTAGCTGATTTCGCCCTTGGCGCAAGCTCACGTGCTTTGCAGTTTTTCAAGAGTCGTGGAACGTCTTACCCAACCAATGCAATAGTTGCTGCTGACGATTCTCTTGGCGTTATAAATTTTTGGGGCGCAAACGGCACTGGTTATGATCGAGCCGCATTTATAGGTGGTTTTGTTGATGGCACTCCTGGCGGCTCTAACGACATGCCAGCAAGAATAACTTTTGCTACAGCGCCAGACGGTTCTGCAACAGCTGTTGAACGGATGCGCTTGAAGTCAACAGGTCAGCTTCTTATTGGTCAAACGACTGCTGCTGGGACTGAAGAAATTTTAGCTGCTGGTACTGGTACTGGACAGCAAGTTGTATCTGTCAATGGTGGCAGTTCAGGCACTAACGGTGGTGGAAGCTTCACAGTTCGCAACGGCGGTACGGCAATACTAGCTATTGGAGGAAGAAGTGCCATTATTGGCGGCGCTTATGATGCAACACCACAGCTCTATTTTAATGCCACACCAAAAGTTCTCGGCATCACATCTGGTGCTGGTGATCGTTTTATGAAGTGGTCTACCACTACTACTTCGTGGACCTATGATACTTCTTCCGAGCGATTCAAAGAAAACATTGAGGACTTGCATTACGGATTAGAGACGGTCAAGCAGCTTCGTAGCAGAGAGTTTGATTATCTTGGCGAAGATGCTCGGCGGGACATAGGTTTTATTGCTGAAGAAGTTGTAAAGGTAGTGCCGGAAGTTGTTGGACTAGACCTTGAAGGCAAGCCAGAAGCGGTGATGTATGATCGGCTAACTTCGTTGCTTTGCAAAGCCATACAAGAGCTTGCTGCCAAGGTAGAGGCGCTTGAGGCGAAGGTAAAGTAATGCACTTGCGGCTTGTGCGAGTAGCAGAGCATAACGACGCCACTCTTGGGGTACTGTGCCTCAATGAGCGACCTATGTTTGTTACGCTTGAGGACAAGTGGCGTGACAACGAGCGCAACGTGTCCTGCATACCGAAGGGCAGCTACGTTGTGGCGTTGCACAAGTCGCCAAAATTCGGCAAGTGCTACCAGGTTGTGAACGTGCCTAACCGTTCTGACATTCTTATTCATGCTGGCAACACGCATGTAGACACTCAAGGCTGCATTTTGCTTGGGATGATGTATGGATCAATGGGAACCGCAAACGCGATTCTGTCGAGCCGTACAGCGGTCACAGCGTTTATGCACGAGATGAATGGCGTAGAGGCAGCAACGCTTGAGGTTGTATGACGGGCGGTGATGTTACAGAGCTTCGGTATTGGCTAGACCTTGGGATCAAGGGCATTATTGGAATAGTGGTTAGCGTAGTTGGAATGGACTATCGGCACGTTAAGAACACCTTGCAGGACTTAGAGCAGAGCAAGTACCAGGTTGCCATGCAGGTAGAAGTTTTGCAGGTTGAGTTGTCTGGCATTAAGCAAAGGTTGGACAAGATAGACGAGAAGCTAGACCGGGCGCTTCGATGAGAAGTTTTTTGTTGTGGCTACTTTTAGTAGGCACAGCAAACGCGCAAGGCGTTAGTTACATAGGCTTATGCAATTCGACCTGGGATTGCGATGCAACGCTTAAAACATTTCGGGATCGTCCAGCGGTAGTCGGCTGGCTAGAAAACTCTTTTGGAAATAGGTGTGTTTGTGCAGACAGAATCTTGCGTGAGCCGACTCGTGAGAAAATTATCCGGGTTCACTTGGCTAACTCGCCGTGTTTACGAAACAAGCGTTGCGGTAGCCATGATCTCTTTTTCAATCATACGGTCAAAACTGCGAACCAGGAAATAAAGCGACCGCGTTCTCGGCTACGAAAGAAATTCAATCGGATTGTCACTCGGTTTGCAGAGCGGTTAGCTGCGGCTAGGGGAGCAGTGACTTGCTACGTGTCACCTTGTTTGGAGTGTGATCTTGATGACAAGTCTCGAAAGATTTTGCTTGGCATTGTACGTGAGCGTTTGCCTAGCTGCGTTCCTGTCGATAATCCTTTTGGAGCTGCTTGCTTACGAGGCTTCGTGTGTGAAAAGCATGGACCCGATAGACCTAAGCGTGAGCCGTGTATCTACGACTTTGACGGCACTGAGGCTGAATCAGTGATTGACTTGCGGCAGACGGCTCGTGAGACTAGGGCTTGCGACTTGCGGTTTTATTGGTCGCACTGGATGAATTGCAACACGGTGGGCGGAGCGTTTGTGCCACCTATGGAGCGTGAGTGCAAGGCAACAGGCAAGATGATGCAAAACGCAGGAGACAGAGCATGGGACCATTTGTAGGGTCGTTGGTGCGGCACTTGTTGTCGCTAGTGGCTGGTGGCTTGTTTGCCATTGGTGTGGGTGACGCTGAAGTGGACAAGCTGGCAGAGGCAGTGACGCCTGTTGTGTCGGGCGCTATTCTTTACGGCGTAAGCCAGGTTTGGTCGATTAAGGACAAGAAGAAGAACTTGTTCTAGGGCACGTTGCGATAGCGTTTGTATTTAAGCGAGCTGACGAAACTCGCCGGATGCACTTGATCTACG